CTGGACGCCGCCGACAATCCCATCACCGGGACGATCAGCGCGGCCAGCATCGGCTTCGACTTCGACTATGACGGCGACTCTGCGGGCGGCACGGCTGGCACCGACAAGGCGGTCACGCTGATCGCCGTTCGCCCTGGCTATGGCAAATACACCGTCGCCACCGGCACGCTGACCCGTAGCAAGGGCATCAGTCTGTCGGCGGTCGCTGAGCAGGATCGGTCCTACGCGGCCTAACCCATGGCAATTACCTTCGACGGAGCGAATAAGCTGATTCTGCTGGACGGAGCCGCCACGGTTTCGATCCGTGGTATCTATTCGCGCTGGGTCGATTGGGTCACGACGAGCGACAACCTCAAGTGGCTGCCGGCGTTCAGCACGGTCGGCCAGCCGCCCACGGTTCCGGTCTATTGCACCCTGCTCAACGGGTGGCTGGTGCGCCCGTTGGCTGGGGCCTACACTCTAACGCTGAACGACGGCTTCCTGTATGTGGACGGTGGCGGCGAGCCGATCACCGCCGTCAGCAGCGGGACCGAGCCACGGGTGCGCTACGAAAACCCGGTGATCGCGGTCGGCTACTCGACGGCCAGCCCGCAGCAGGCCGACATTGACGCGATCTTACTGCGAGCCGACGAACTGCACCGCATCCACGGCCTGAAGTCCGGCGAGCCGATGACGGTGACGCCGACGACCCGCGTGGCCGGCACGATCAGCCAGGCCATCACCGGCGACGGCACGACCACCTCGACGGTGACCCGTGTCTGATCCCCGGCTGATCGCGTCGCTGGGGTTCATCTCGGCCATCAGCCGGTCGGTGCTGGCGATCGTTACACTTGGATTACTCGACGATGATGAGCCGACGGAGCCGACGGAGCCACCGAATCCTGATGTCATATTGCCCAGCGGCGGCATGCCGACACGGATAGAGATCAAACCGAAGCGTAGACTGACGATGCGCCGGCTCTGCATGCTCGCGGTTGGATCTGGGCTAATCAAATAATCGCAACTGTCAATACGGGCAAGACCTACCGTTACAGGCAATTCCCGGCATTCCTGGAACGCGTCGCCATCTGATGGTATGACGCTTGCCCAACTCCTCGCCCAGCTCCGCGCCGCATCCGGCCGCGCGCTGTCGTTCCAGGCCAATACCCTGGAAGCGCGATGGGCTGGCGGCGACGGCTCGGCTGATCTGGAAGCGGCAGCGGAGACTGAAGACGGCAAGCCGGCCCTGCCCAAGTTCACGCTGCGTGCCTACAACGGCGGGTTCCTGGAAATCGGCTGGGGCGCTCCGGTTGTTGTGGACCTCGCCGGCATGCAGATCAGCGCCAAGCCGCGCCCGATCCTCAAGGATCACATGCCAACGCAGGTCGTCGGCCACTCGACTGAAGCGGCCAACGACGGACGAAAGCTGATCGTCAAGGGCACTGCCAGTGGTACGGGCATCGCCGCGACCGAGGTCGTTGGCAATGCCAAGAACGGCTTCCCCTGGCAGGCGTCGATCGGCTGCCGAGTGCTCAAGGCGCAGTTTATCGCCGAGAAGCAGACCGTCGAGGCCAACGGCCGGACGTTCAAGGGCCCCTGCTACCACGTCTCCGAGTCCTCCCTCCAGGAGGTCTCCTTCGTCGCGCTCGGCGGCGACGACACCACCTCGGCCCTCGTCGCGGCGCGGCAGGCCTCCCATCAACTCACCAACAAGGAATCGTATATGAACCCCAAGTTCAAGCTCTGGCTCAAGGCCGCCGGCCTCTCCGATGCCGAGATCACCGCCATGGAAGCCGACCAGGCTTCCCCGACCTGCAAGGCGCTGCACGCGGCCTGGGAGAAGGACGCCGGCGAGACGCCGCCCGTCAAGCCCGACCTGCAGGCCGGCGTCCAGACCGGCGACGCCATCTCCGCCGAGCGTGCCCGCCAGGCCGCCGAGACGGACCGCATCGCCGGCATCCGCGAGAAGTCGCAGGGCCACCCCAAGATCGAGGCCGAAGCAATCCGCGCCGGCTGGACCATCGAGCGCACCGAGCTGGCCGTCCTGCGCGCCTCGCGCCCCCAGGCCGCGAACATCCTGACCGGCGCCGGCACCCCCGCTGCGACCTCGCCCAAGATCATCGAGGCTGCCGCCTGCCTGGCGCTTGGCCTCAAGGGCGACCACATCACCAAGTCGTTCGATGAACCGACGCTGGAAGCAGCCAGCCGCATGCGCGGCATCGGCCTGCAGGATGTGCTGCTCATGGCCGCCGCCGCCGCGGGCTACAGCGGTCGGCCCGGTGCGATCCGCAGCGATCTATCCGGTGTCCTGCGCGCCGCGTTCAGCTCGAACGACATCGCCGGCATCCTGTCGAACACTGCCAACAAGTTCATCCTCGAAAGCTTCATGGCGGTCGAGCAGACCTGGCGCCAGATCGCCGCCATCCGCCCGGCCCGCGACTTCAAGTCGATGACCAGCTACCGACTGACCGGCAGCCTCCAGTACGAGAAGGTCGGCGCGACCGGCGAAATCAAGTCCGGCGAGCTGGGCAACGACTCGTACACGAACAAGGTCGATACCCACGCCAGGATGCTGGGCATCACCAGGCAGGACATCATCAACGATGACCTGGGCGCTCTCCATCGCGTGCCTACCCTGCTCGGCCGTGGCGCTGGCCTCCAGCTCAACGAGGTCTTCTGGACCGAGTTCCTGGCCGACAACACCACGTTCTTCACCACAGCCCGCGGCAACTACATGGAGGGTGTCGGCACGGTGCTCACCATCGATCAGCTCACCGCGCTGGAACTGCTGTTCCTCAACCAGACCGACGGCAACGGCAAGCCGCTCGGCATCGCGCCCAAGTTCCTGCTGACCCCGAACGCCCTGACCGTCAAGGCGGCCGAGATCTGCAACAGCACCGAGGTGCGCGACACCACGGCCAGCACCAAGATCGGCACCAGCAACCCGCACGCTGGCAAGTTCACCCCGATCCGGTCGAGCTACCTGCACAACGCCAAGATGGCAGGCGGCTACAGCGCCACCGGTTGGTACCTGCTGGCCGACCCGCGCGACCTGGCCGCCGTCGAGGTTGCCTTCCTGAACGGCGTCGAGACCCCGACCATCGAGACCAGCGAGGCGGACTTCAACACCCTCGGCATCCAGATGCGCGGATACCATGACTTCGGCGTCAAGAAGCAGGAGTACCGGGCTGCTGCGAAGAGCAAAGGCGCGGCCTGATCAACCTGACCTGACCCTGGCGGCCACCCGCCGGGGATCGGCATCAACCCTCCACACGACACAGGAATCTCCATCATGCTTGCTTCAGCCGTCGCCGTTGGCGACTCCATCAACTACACCCCGGCCGCCGATCTGGCGATCGGTACCCCCACCTTCCTTGGCGACCTGGTTGGCATTCCGGTGTCTGCCATCGCTGCCGGCATCCTGGGCGCTCTCGCCATCGCTGGCGTCTTCGCCTTCGCCAAGGACGAGACGTCCGGCCCCGTGTTCGCCCAGGGCGACCACGTGTTCTGGGATGCGGCCAACAGCCAGGCCGTCGCCGTCCAGGGCGCCGGCATGCGCCGTCTGGGCACTGCCGTCGCTGCCGCTGGCACCAGCGACAGCACCGTCAGCGTCAAGATCAACGACGGTATGTGCCTGCCTGATGCCCTGCAGCGCCGGATCTGGGAAGAGGTCGCGGCCAGCAAGACCCTCGACGCCGAGGACGTGGGTAAGGTAATGCTGGTCACGGTTGACACCGTGGTCATCACCCTGCCCGCCACCGCGGCGAAGATGGCATTCGTCATCGCCAACGGCGGCGCAGATGGCGCTGTCGGCCTGTCGGTCAGCCCGGCCGCTGCGGACAAGATCATGGGAGCCAATCTCGCTGGCGTGGACAACAAGGACCGGATCAACACCAAGGCGACCGCCAAGCGCCTGGATTTCATCCGCATCTTTGGCGACGCCGTTGACGGCTACGTGGTCGAGTCTGAGCGCGGCATCTGGGCCGCCGAAGCCTGATCGGCTGACCCATGGCCGATCTCCTGCTGACCGGCTCTGCGTGGCTCCATGCCAAGCTGTCGGCCAACGCCGCGCACCCGGTCACCTACCGGCGCGGCGAGCAGACGGCCCAGGCCATGGCCACTGTCGGCAGAACCCCCTTCCGCGTCGAGGACGGGGGTGTCTTGCTGCGAATCGATACCCGCGACTTCATCATCAGCGCTGACCAACTCACCGCCTTCGGGAATCCCGAGGACGGCGATCAGATCGACGAGACCACCAACGGCGTCACCGTCACGCATGAGATGTACGCCCCAGCCGGCGAGCCTCCGTGGCGCTGGTCTGGGCCCGACCGCATCCGCTACCGCATCCACACCCAACGGATTAGCCAGCAGGCATGAGCAGCACCATTGCCATCGCTGACGCCATCGTGGCACTGATGATCACCGGCAGCGATGCTGGATGGTTTCCCCTGCCTATCGGCCTGGTCGAGCGGCGATGGGCCCCGGACTGGCAGATCTCTGATGTCGCGACCACACGCATCGGCGTCATCGCCCGTAGTCGCGAGCGTGACCGGATGTCCCGCCTTGCCGATGTACTCACCGTCACCGTCGATGTCGCCATTATGCGGCACCTTCCCGCGACCGCGACCCCGGACCCCGGAGATGCGGCTAGTGGCGTTGACTCCTACGTCGCGCTAGCCGAGTCTGTCCATGACATCCTTGCCAAGGGCATTCTGCCCGACGAGCCCACCGCCCGGCTGATCAGCCTGCGCCATGAGCCGCTGGTTGATGACACCCGGCTGGTCGGCAACCGCATCTTCTTTTCGGTCCTGACCACTACCTGGCGCTACCAGGCCGACGCCCGCACCCCGCTGCCGGTGATTCCATGACGGCGACACTCGGTGAATCGTCAGTCCTCGGCTACGGCGCTACCCGCAGCACCATCAGCACTCTTGCCGGCGTGCGCGACCTGAGCCTCGGCCTGGTCACCGATGATACCGACATCACCCCGCACGCATCGGGCGGCTGGCGTAGCCACACCCATGGCCGGAAGAACGCCGAGATCTCGTGGGAGATGCTATGGGACGGCACCGACGCCGGGCAGCTCGCCATTCGTGATGCGTACCTCAATGATACCGCCGTCGAGTTGCAAATAACAGGATCGGTCGGATTCATTGTCACATGCGCCATTACCGGCATGCGTCAGATCCAGGGACTCGGCAGCGCCATCGTGGTCAGCGTCACCGCACGCCCAACGCTTTCTGCTGAAGACCCCGCCTGGCTTGATGTCCTTACCGACCTCGACAACGGCGAGCCCGTCACCGACCTCGACAACGGTGAACCCGTGCTGGTGGCTGCATGACCTACGCTTCTGCAACCCCCGCCGCCAACCGCGTGCCCAAGGCTCGCGGCGACGGCACGATCGCCCCGGGGTTCCTGCTCACCAGCGACATCGTAGCCAAGCTGGCATCGGCAGCACTCACCGTCGCAAGCCTCACCGTCTCCGCCGGCACGACCGCGCTCCAGTCGACGACATGCACCACGCTGACTGCGACAGTCGCAGATGGCGCGGTTGCCACTCGTTCGTATGGGGCAAGCGGCCAGCTTGCTATCTACCCATACATCAACGCCACCTATGGCGCAACATTAAACAGTCTGAATGTTGATGGGTCATTGTTTCAGCCGATGGCGTTTCAGGCTACAAGCTTCGACTTCCTGCAAGCCACAGCATTGCGTGCCCCGCAGGCTACATCATTCGTCATCGGCACCGACCCAGGCGGCAGCGATCTGCTGCGCGTCGGCGGCGGGATACAGGCAAGCGGTCAGATTAAGAACAGCTACTTATGCCT